TGGGAGTCAACGCGCTACGGGTGAGCCATGGGAAGAGGGTCGTCATCACACGTTCTGCCCGCCGGGACCACCTCGCCCCCAGGAGGGGAGAGCATGGGAGGGGCTCCTTGAGCCCCGCCGGTGGGACAGTCGGTGTGTCGAAGACTGCCATTCGGCCTTTGCCGTTCGCCCTGGTCATGCCCAAGAGTTCACAGAATGTGAATCTCTTGGGATGGACAAAGGACTTCTCCAGGTTCGCGGCCGAGCCCAGGGCGGTGATGGCTGCGTTGTACTCCTCGAGTTCCTCCTTGACGGAAGAATCGAGAGTACACGCAAGCGCATCATCGCCGTGGGTCACCGACCACCTGAAGGCCTCCGTTGCCCAGTCGTTGACCCAGGAAAGAACGACAAAGGAAAGTGGAGTGCCCATCGGACTCCCTCTTCTCGCTGTCCACTCGAGGTGATCTGCCTCCACCTTGGTCTTGCGACGCGCAGGCGCGTCACAAGACCAGAGTGTGAGGGGATCGAGCCCGAGGCTTGCACGAGCCTGGTCTACATCCGCGGGGCGGATAAGACCAGACTGGGCAAGAGCGGACACGACGACCTCGCACGCATCCAAGGAGAGTCCGTCCGTGGCCTGCCGCAAGTCGGCAGACACGAACACTCGTCCTTGGCGTGCACGAGGGATGAGCCCTGTGATGTGCTCTTGGCCACGCTTCACGTGCTTGCTGCCAAGCAAGTACGCCGACTCTCTGATCCAGGTCCCTTCGACAAAGGACAGTGCGGGGGGAACCCCGACTATCCGAGTCTTGAAACCTGGAGCAGCGAGAAGGGCCCCGCGAGTGGGATGGACGTAATCCACATCTGTGATGTGAGTCGCCCGCCACTTTCGGAGCTGAAGCACGCCAAGTGCCCGCAGAGCCTCATCGTACCCTATGGAACCGTTTGGTACGCGACGGATCCTCGACAGACAAAATCTGCCGAGGGAATCCTGCGCGTAACGCATGAACGGAACGTCGAGATGTTTCTGCTCAAAGTGCATTCCCGAGAGGTACGCGAATCTCGCGCGTTTCTTGGGATTGACACTGAGAGCAGACTTCTCAACGTCCGCAAGTGCGTCCTTGCCAACGACCCGAAGGTACTCGTC